CATATGACACCCTTCGAAGACTTCTTCGCTGCCTTCTTAGCACGATTGTCCTCGCGCTGCTTCAGGGCCTCAAGACGCGCTTCGGCCTTTGCAATACGAGCCACGGAACGCTCCGCACGCTTCGCTTCGCGGGCGCGGAGTGCTGCCGCACGAGCGTCTTCTTTCACGACACGATTGATCTGCGTCTCGCGGCGAATCTCAGCACGGAGAGCACTCTGCATTGCACGAGAAGACTTGATCGCCTCGCGACACGTCTTGATATGCTCGATCATATCCTTCGCAACCTGACGCTCGCGAGCCAGATTCGCCTTCATTTCGTTTAGAGTCAACATAATATATTTTCCTATTTCACTTACAACAAAAAGAGGAGGCCGACATTGCGTGGGGAGTTACACAAGGCAACTTCAGCCAGGATGTCGGCCTCCAATAACATTAGGCCTTCTTGAACACTCGCGAGTAGTAGTAGTACGTGTTAGCGTACGTAATCTTGAGCTCATCCTGAACAGCCTTCAGCATCTTCTCCTGCGAGAGACCCTGAGCGGTCATGTCCTTGAACATCTCAAGAGCTCGAGTGCGCTTGGTGTTGTTATCACCCTTCGCTCGCTTAGCCTTCGGAGCAGCCGTAACCTTAGCCTTAGCCTTAGCCTTAGCCTTAACAGGCTTAGTCACAGCAGCAGCAGTCTTAACTGTGGCAGCAATATCAACGGCTCCAGCCGGAGTCTCTGCCTGATACTTACCCATCTTTGCCAAGATGGCTGAGTTAGACATACCTCCAGCAATCATCGTTTCAATTGCAACGCTGGCTCGGTCAACCTGGTTGAGAGCCAAATTCGTGACGGTCAGCGGGCCGTCATTTCCCGGAATATTAATAGAAGCCATAATGTAAAATCCTCATAACAAAACAAGTCCGGACCGGAGTCCGAAATCAGTTAGACTACCTAACCAATGCGAGCAGTATACGCTACCGGTAGTTGAAGGTCAACTGTATAACTTGTTACAAATCAAGGAGTTACAATCGTTGGAAAAACTCCAATAGAATCATGGAGTTACGATCCCTGTAGAATCAGGGAGTTACGGCGAGGCCGTAAATTTAGAAAAAATATGTAAGGAAATCAGGGAGTTATGTAGCCTCATGTAAAATCAAGAGGTTACATACTCCCATCTATTAACTGGTCTAATTAGGCCGTCTTCTTCTTTTTACGAGCCTTCTTGACCTTTGCCACAACTTCTGTGGCTTCTGCCTTAACATCTACTACAGCCTCTTTGGCTGCTGCAACGACATCTTCAGCATCTACCTTACCGTCATTGTTCTGGTCAGGTGTCTTGAAAAGCATCCAAGCAACATACAACACAAAAGCGGCAACTACAAGACCTAATACAATAATAACTGACATCACACTCTCCTATTGTTTACAACTACATTAGACATTTTGGGTATCTTCTATTTTAGATCTACCAATATTATATTTAGCCACCAACTGCCATTCATTCTTTTGTTTGAAAGGTATTACCTTTATTAGCCTCATTGGTGCAACTGGTTCTTTTGTTTTGTCTTTATCCACTATAGTCAAAAGACCCCAATCAGACAATAAGTTGATAATTGTGTTGCGACGGGCAATGTCATCCTCAACAAACGATGAAGGTCTACCATCAAGAGCAAATAGCTCTTTGAAATGTACTATGTAATACTTACCCTTCTTATGAAGAATATGGCATGACTGGTATAATGTTCTGTTTTTTTCAGATGCAATACCAATTCTTGTTAAGGTCTCTTTGACCTTTAGGAAGTCATCATTCTCTTTTAAAGTGACCTCAATAAAGCTATCTACTGTAATCATTTGTTCGCCCCACCCTTGCACATTAATTGTTTTAATTGTGTAAGCTGAGATGAAGTGAGTACTGTTAGTATTTCTTTTGCCTTCCTTATATTACATTTGTAATAATCACTAACAAGTTGTATATCACTATCAATCTCTGCTTTATGCCATTTGGAGAATCTTTTGTTCTTCCTTATACTATGTAGAAGAAAGTCATTTTGGAGCTTTTTATCCAATATGGGGCGGAGATTCATTTCATTGCAATATAGCACTGTATCAGCAAAATAAGAGAGACTTCGGTTGATAATAAAAGGATTGTATAGTTTCTCGGCTTTTTCCGGGTTTTCCGATGTAGATATGATATCAATCTTCGTATAATTGATGGCGTTTACAAAGTCAAACGGATTCACGCGTATTCCACCCTAGCCATCAATTCACTTAGGCAAGCAACAAGATTAATCTCTTGGTCACTAACAAATGCAGCCTTATATTGATAGTCAGCTAGAATCATAATTGCTTCTGGAACTGAGCTTGGTTTAAGGATTGTATTGAGCGAGTCGTAGATCTTTCTAAACAGCACAGTAGATTCAATATCGTTAGATTCACCAACCCACTTTCTCATGTCGTTGAATCTTCTATCCTTCAGAATAGTTACAAGCTGTGTAAAGTGTTCATCGGATAGATTTATTAGGATACCAGAATCAATCTTTCCACTAACACCATACCGCTGAAGCTCATTCAACACTCTTCGCCAATCAGGGAAGTGGCGAGCAATCAACTCACCAACAACATTCTTATTATACTCAATCGCCTCTTTGTCGAGAATATCTAAAACTCTCTTATAGAATTGATTGGCAAGCCCAGGCTTCTCCTTAGGGGGAATCTTAAACTCCACAATCGAGCATCTTGAATGCAATGGTTCAATAATTCTCGATTTAAAGTTACAGGTAAGAATGAATCCACAGTTTCTTGAAAACTCTTCCATAAAGTTTCTAAGAGCGGGCTGGGTAGACTGAGCATTTAGATAATCAGCCTCATCGAGGATGACCATCTTCCTACCACCACTAAATGACATAGTGCTAGCAAATTGCTGAATCTCATTCCGCAGGGTATCAATACCACCATTCATTGAACCATTGATAACAATGTAATCAGACTCTAGCTGTTCACAGAGCGCTCTTGCAATAGTGGTTTTACCAGTGCCCTGAGTGCCAGTTAGAATTAGATTTGGAATAGTCTTATTGTCAACAAATGACTGGAATGTCTTTTTTATATCTTGAGGTAAGATACATTCAGATACAGCTCTAGGTCGGTATTTTTCAACCCACAGTACTTCTTCTAGCATACATTAACCCTTCTTCTTAGAAGGTGTGCTTGCCATTACAAAATATTTGATATTAAGCTTACTGTTACTAAATGAGCTAATGCCACTAGAGGAAATACTTACACTATAGTCACCAGGAATCAACTTTAGGCTTTCAGCACCAAATACCATATCAATGTTAGATGTCGACTGCCCATCCACTTCAACAGAGAACTTGTTGGAAGATGGATTCTTTGGATCAGCCACAACAACACTCACCTTACCATCAGAACTTACAACATTGATTGACTCAAGTTGCAGGATACTTGTAGCCTTTTGTATCTCATTCAAGTTTTGTGATGATAGATTGAATGTAACTTCTGGATTGTTGACAGCAATCTTAGCAATGATGCCCTCTGATGGTGAAACAATCAACTCAGGGGCAGCGTACATATATTCAATCGACTTGTTGCCTGATTTAATTACAACTGAGCTTTCGTTGAAAACAAACTCTGGGTCATCAAAAATACTAATGATCCCAAGGAATTGCTGTAGGTCATATATTGCAAAGGAAGTGGGGAACGATTCCTCCACTTGTGCTGTTGCAAATATATTTTTGTTTACACTGATGGTAGTAAGAACGTTACCAGCTTGTACTAATAGGTTAGGATTAATAGAAGCATAGTTCTTAAGAACCTGCAATGTCTGGTTTGAAATTTTCATAATATAAAGTTCCTGTTATCACTTGGACGCTGTATCAATAATACTCTCGTACATTGTAGTGAATTCTTCAATGGAAGACAACTCTTCACTATAGTTATTTTTATGAAATACCTTTGCCATCTTGTTCAATGTCTTCTTAGGAATTTCATGTATCTTTGATGCGGCATCAATAGCATCTTTAATAAACTCTTTCTCAGCATCCATGCGGGTCATAGAGTTGGATATTTCAACAAGAACTGCTTTTACCTTTTGCTTATCAATTGACATAATATAGTTACCTTTATTTAATTTCAGCTTTCTTCACTTTAATCTTTGACATATCAGCCGTTGCTGCTGCTCCAATTGAAGCCAAGGCAGCGAGACTACCACCAAATGTATATGAACCAGTATGGTTTAGAGACATCCAAGGACACAACCACACCTTCATACCCATATTGCGCGTCCACTGACAGAACATATAATCTTCTGATAGATATCTGTTAGATGTTGGGCAGATTGGTGTATCAAAGTAGGCCATGATCTGACGTGAGCCATCAAAGTGCTCTGTTCTAACGTGGTCTGGCTTATACAGCTGCTTTGGATATGTTTCCTTAAACTTCTCAAATGTCTTCTTGCGAATCATCATGAAGCCTGTACCAATCTCAAGAACTTCAGCTGGCTCTGTCAACTTAATTTGATTTGATCCACCTTCTTCAATTACAGGGTTGAAGACATAGTCGCCAACAAACTGATCAAGTGCATTTGGGTTCTCATCCGCGGCGCCCTTATTCACTGCCTGGACAATCTTTTCCCACGAAATACATTTCTTGGGATATGGTCCACCAATAATATCATATGGTGACTCATCGGATTGTAGTGCCAACAATGTAATAACATCATTAGGGTCAAATCCAATGTCAGAGTCAATAAACATCATGTGAGTGTAATCACTTCGTACAAATTCATCAGCACAATAGTTTCTTGCTCTCGTAATGAGTGATTCATTAAAGAGGTAATACACCTTCATGTTAATGCCATACTTTACGCAGAGTGCCGTGAGGTCACACATTGAGCGAGTGTAGTTACCATGACACTGGCCGCCATACATTGGAGTTGCTACAAAGAGCGATCTTTTTCGCAACTCTTCAATTTCAATTTTGATTTCCATTAATTATTACTCCACTGATCGAAGGAGACTCTTCTTTCCGCCAACTGCAGCAGGAGGAGTTACAATCTGACTTGTAGCCATTTGATAATCATTAATTAGAGAATCAACTGGAGTTGTGACAAACAAAACATTAGTTGGCTGTAGTTCAAAGCCTTCCATTGCTGTTGTGTATTGCATGAAAGGAACAAACACTAGTCTGTTTTCTTGGAATGCAATTAACAATGGCTTATTCAACTTTACCTTTGTCTTTGTTTCCTGAAGATCACAAATGATCTCATCACCGTTTACTAACTTAACAATCTTAATATTCATTACAATTACCTCTGTTGGTTTTTCAAATAACGTGTATACTTTTTAAGCTGCCTTAGAGCTTTGTCTTTATGAACTGGGTGCATTTTCTTTAAGAATGACACACCCTGTAAATGGTCATATTCGTGCTGGAAAATTCTGGCTGTCATACCAGTAAATTTCCTTGTCATTACATTTCCATCAGGAGATGTAAACCTTACTCTAACATGAGCAGGTCTTTTTACCTGTGCGGCAACACCAGGATAGGAAAGACAACCTTCCATGAGCGGTATTACTTCCTCTGATACGTCAACAATTTTTGGATTGAAACAAGCAAAAGCAGGGTCACCTTCCATAACAAACAATCTATATGGTAGGCCTACTTGATTGGCAGATAGTCCAATTCCCTTGTGGTGCCTCATTGTTTCTAAGAGATTCAATGCAAGCTCTTGAGGGTCAATTGGAGGATTAACAAAATCAAATGGTGCAAGCTCCTTTTCCAAGATTGCACTATCGTAATCAATCAAATCATAAACCATACTTTTTATCATGCTCTTTATTCAAACCATAGCTGCCATCATATTTATGTAAACTCTCAGCCTTGAATAATAAAAATTGACCTATTCGTGTACCTTTTTCAACACTAAATGGTCCTGTGGTAACATGCATTGCACCAGCCATTACACCATGATAACCAGAATCATAAAGACCAGATGTCAAGAAGATACCATTACGGTTTAGGGTAGAGCGAGTTATAACCCAGCCTGCCTCTCCTTCACCAACCTCGATAATGTTTTCCATTACAACTTCATATGTGCCTGGCTCAAGATGCCAGAAGCCCCACTGATCAGGTTGAAGCTCAACAGAACCTCTGTGTTGTTTTTTAGTTTCAGATAGATCAAATTTATTTGGAAGAATTTGAAACACTTTACCAAGTCTTAGGTCAACTGCGTTTGGTTGAACATCGCCTGGTTCTACTTTTGTGAGCTTGGAATTATGCTCACCCATAATATGAATCATCATTTTTGATCACCTGTCTTTGGTTGCGTAAAATGGTAAAGGAGAACAATATAATGTATTGCTTTCATAAGATCTTTTTTATTGTGACCATCTTTCTTACCATATCTCATCAAATATTTAATTGCTGTATCCCTAGAAGTAGTATCAACACTACCAAGCGAATCCCAAACATCAATAGTTTGGATATCTTCCTTACCAACATAGTGCTGGTTATAGGTCTTACTAATATACTCTAGTACTTCCTTGAGGATCTCATCCTCTCTAAATCTATAATCAATATTCGACATAATTTAAATACCTCTGAACGAGAGTGTCAATGTAGTCCATATTATACTTGGCTAGATTGTAATTGTCAATAGAAATATAACTTTGCTTTAGATCAAAGTCCACTTCCTTCTCATACTTGCCATCGTAGATACCAGTTGGGCTACAATCAAACTTACCACCATTCAATCCAAACCACACACCAGCAGAACTATCCCAAGTGTCAATGTACTGCTTGAATGGTGCCATCAACTTAATCTCGTTAGGACCATCAACCATACCCAAGAAGTGAATCTTCTTACCATTATCTCTAATACGGTCTAGTATACCCCTCTCCTTAAGCTCTTGCATAAACATATAGCGAGCAACAAAGCGCTGAAGCTTGTTACCCTTCTCCACATTATATGCATTAGGTACAGCAAGAATAGATACACCAATGTAGTCTACATGCTT